AATCCCAACAGTATTCCGATATTGTGACCTATAATAGACCTTCTTGATACCAATGGTCAGTAGAGCCTTGGAACATTCAAAGCACGGGCTATGTGTAATGAAAAAATCTGCGCCCTTGCCAGATTCCCCGTCCCTAGCAAGTTTCAACACAGTATTCATTTCCGCGTGAATAACATTGGCATTAGTACGTTGCTTCATGGTCTTGATGTATATATCACCATCATTTGTCGGTACATGTTCAATATCCTCATACAGTTCTTCACAGACATTAGACATACCGGGTGGGGTACCATTATACGATGCACCTAAAATCCTATGATCACGAACTGCAACGGCACCAACTTTCAGCCGTTCGGCATGAGACTGTTTGGCCATGACCTCGGCTATTTCCATGTACATGTCAATGTGTTTAGGTTTCATAATAAATCCCTAACATTTCGAATCTTTGTTTCAGTTCTTCAAGTGTGCGTGGAAAGGTGATATTCGGATCGTTCCTATGTATCACCCGATGTTGATCAAAATCTGACTTCAGAACATACTGTCTGCAGCAGATACATAAAAATTTTGTCGTTTCACTCATGTTACCATTATATCACAGTGTCAAAATAACTAAATAAATAGTGTAGGTCGCGGAGCCGGAATTCCCCCACCTACTCTAGTCAAACCACTTGAAAGGCATGTATGACCAGCAAACGTATTTATGGTGTTTCCGCAACACCTGGTTCCGACGGTAGATACCATTACGTCTATCGCATTACAAACCTAGTAGAAAATAAACACTACTACGGCAGCAGAACATCCAAGAAAAATCCATACGATGATCTAGGTTCAGATTATTTCGGTTCACTGAAAACAAATAGTTGGGTTGTTGACGATCAGAAGCATAATCCTGCTCATTATAGGTATAAAATTATAAAAGTTTTTCCGGATAGAAAACAGGCATTATCTCTTGAAATAACTTTACACAAGACATTTGATGTAAAATACCATCCAAGTTTTTATAATACCTCAAATCAATTGACGTCAAAATTTGACATTACTGGCACAAAATTACCTGACTATGTTAGAGAAAAGCAAGCTGCAGGAAAACGTGGGAAACTTTGGTTCCATGATCCACTTACGCAAATCAGTGGAAAATATTTCCCGGGCACTGAACCATTAGGTTGGATTAAAGGTAGAAATAAAAAAGATTCCGCCAAACTTAAAAAATTAACTTCTGGTACTAATTGGTATCACAACCCAGATACAAAACAAGACGCGTTGTTTCGAGATAATGAAGTTCCAGACGGGTGGATTAAAGGTCGTGGATGGGTAGCAGACGATGATCTTAAAAATAAAATTGCCGAATCTGTGACTAGATATTTTAAAGAAAATCCTAAAGCTAAAGAAAACCTACGCGAGCAAGCAAAAAATCAAAAGAGAATAAACAACAAATTCACTAAATGAGTGTGCTCAGAATACGCCCATCTCTGACTATAACTGCACCAACTTTCAATCTTTCTGCATAGGATTGTTTAGCCATGACCTCGGCTATTTCCATGTACATTCGGATATGTTTTTCCTTCATGAGACAAAATATCCCACGGAGCGCAGTGCACCAAATGTCAAGTTAGGGTATAGTTCATTCAGCTTCTGTTCCTTGATTGCCACAAGAATCTCGGCTTCAGCCTTGCTGACACTTTCCAGAGCACCAATGAAGGCTCGCTCACGCAAAAGTGATTTAATATCTTCCCTATAGAAAGCATCGACCTTGCGTGCAATCTGCCAGAACTGTCCTGCCGTCTGGGACTCATGTAAACTATTGATATTATACGGTGGAACACCCGATGGGAGATTAAATCTCCGATCTGGATAGTATGCAGCCTCCATTAGATTCCGTAGATACTTGTTCCCAGAATGTTGTTTGATTGATTCGATGTTCTTATTTGCTGCATCGAGGATTTCTTTAATACTGCTCATTTAGACCTTAAACTTATGGATATCATTCAAAAGTAACCTCATGCGATGATGCATCAGATACTGCATAACTAGATTTAGATCACGGATCGGTTGACATTGTTTATAATCAGCAATGATTTCTTCCTGTATATCCTTGGGAATACACTCGAAGTCTACCAATGTCTTGTTTCGTTGAAAGTTTCTGGCTTCCTCTTCGGTAAACTGACCAGATTCCAATCGTTGAATTAGTTTAGCCGTGATCGGTTTGGCTCGACCTTCTCCGTTGACGAACCATGTATCTGGGCTGAGAATTGATGGTACCCCGTCCCCACTATCACCACGGATACATTTCTCGAACAGAAAATTCTTCGGTGGTTTCTCGACAAACTTTTTCATGATCGGATTCCACTGTCTGACATTCTCGATCACATGAAGTTGTTTATAGTCTCCATCACTAGAGACAATCAATGTTTCTGGAGATTCTTCAATCAGACCAGAGGTGACCTTCTCGTACTCAGCAATATACTTCGTCAGTACAGCTATAACATCATCGCCCTCTGCTCGATTATGCCGAATGACCCTAAATGGAAACACGGTCCGTAGATCGGTCAGAAACTCATATGCAAACTCAAAGATCAGTTTCCAATCAGTCTTTGATTCTTCCCTATCTTTCTTCCGATGTTGTTTGTAGTAGGGAAAATAATCTTTGCGCCAGTTCTTTGAGCCATCGGCACAGATAACCAGTTCCCCATAGGTCGGGCTGAACTTCTCTTTGAACCCCAGCAGTGTAGTCAGAACAGAGTGTCGAAGGATATTAACAGCTTTCTCGGTATCCTTGTTCTTGTTGAAGTCATCGCCAAAAACCAGGGCTGCTGCTACGACCACCTGTGTATAGTCAATCAATATCATTTTGTGAATGCCGCTAGAATAATAGTGTCCTCGTTTAGACGCCCAGTGGGTGTCCCGTGAACCGTCTTTAGGGTTTTAAGATACTGATCGTGACTGATCCGACCTTTGCCGTTCAGTTCCTTGAGTGCCTCTGGTTTCCGAATACCGAGTTGAGTGGATTTAGTTGGATCAAAGTTCAGTAGAGTAGTACCACGAACAGAGATTGTCTCACCCTGTACTGCCACATATTTCTGTAACCGCTTGTACTTGGTATTATAACACCAGACCTCGATTGTGCCTAGCATACGAACCGGGGGAATTGATTTTAACCCAAGTTCAGGGCTATCTGGCTTATACTTGACACTAGCCACGATCTTGGCTGGAGGAACTTCTTTCTTGGCTTTGACTCGAGGCTGAGAGACCTTCTGATTCTGTCCTAGCTCCTGAACAAACTGCTCATATGTAGCCAAAACCCTTTTTAGCTCGGGTTTCTTGAAATTGGAATAGCCTTCGGTCAGCTGCTTATCTGTACCAGATAGAGTTAATGTCAGTTCATGAATCATCTTTTCTAGCCTGGGTACAACAAGTTTTGTCACGGCTGTATTGGCGCGCAGTTTCTTCAGCGCCAGGAGATTTGGGGTGTTATCACGGTCAATGGTATAATCATCAATCATTGAATTGAATTCTGCCATCAGTTGTGTAGCAGATTCCTCGTTTCGATCTTCGGCGGTAATACGGACAACCGGCGAGGTATCCTCATCCCTCTTGACTGCAGCCTTAGCCGCATTGGACTTGGCCAATTCCAGAATTCGGTCCAGTTCGGACTGAATGAACTTTTCCTCGGACTCGGCTAGTGTATTACCATTTGCTCGAATCCGAATCAGGGTCCCAATCTGGCGAAACTCACGATCATGGACTGAGTCCAGGAGCCCGCGTTCCTTCTTGAATTCGTTTAGTGTCCATGTTCGTTTTGCTTTACCATCAACCTCGACGTTATACCAGTTCAGGGCTCGTACCAGTGAAGTAGTATAGTCCATCGGGTTGATGGTAGGTTCGCCATGATGCTTGAGCATCCGGCTGGTCTTGGCTCGAATCTTGGTCTCTGTCATTTCAACTCCATGTTGCTATGGTTCCATTATAACACAGGACCAGAATAAAATCAGGATGTCCGATTAAAATTTTCTAGACCGAAGAATGATAGAAATAGTCCAAATAGGAACATCGGGTTCAAAAGTAGTAGCATCATAGGAATTTCTCCAGTTCTGGTGGTTTGTAGTTCGGACCCTTCTTAACCTTGCCGTTCTCATCTCGGATAACGGCAAGAGTCCCATCTGGTTTCAAGTCATATTTACTGAGGTTGCTCTGACCGACCTCGTTGGCTGCACCCTGAACATCCGCGCCAATGGCGTATGCCCCACCCAGAGAAACTACGGCTAGATCAATAAACCCATCAAGACATTCTACACGATCCATCTTAGCCACATCAGCATCAAAGTCGCCTTCCTTGAACCGCTTAGACCATAGATCAAGGGAATCCGTCATGATACGAAATGCCTTCCGATCATTCAGTGACTCAATGACTTCAGCTAGTTCCTCTAGACACAGACCAATATAGAGTGCTGCTTTCCGCTCATCGAACTCGTTTTTTGTCCCGGCAATCCGATTGAACTCACATACCTGTTGTACAAAATCCGTCATTGTTGTTCTCCAAAGATCTGCTCGTAACACGATTTCAGAACATGATGCTCAGTTGATACAGCATGGAAATTCTGACGATGATAGATTCGTGCAATCTGCCGAAGGATTTTCTTGTCCACCTCGTGTTCTTCCGCGAAGGTCTTGATAGCCTCGCGTTGAAAATCACGTTCACCCTCAACTCGGGTCATACTAGCACTCAGTTCCCCACAGAAACTCCGTAGTGCCTTTTTACCTTCTTCGCTCAAGTGCTCAAGATGCATGATTGCTCCATTTTGATTAAGTGTGCAACAGTTACGCTGCAGAAAATACTAAATAAATAATACGGAACCCCGTATATCAAAAAAGTGTACCTCGCGGAATTCCCAGTTCCCAGGTACTCTAGTCAAACCCACCTTAAGGATCCATTATGACCAGCAAAGATATTTATGCCTCTTTAACAAAGCACGTTGATCGATCGAACAAATACTATAGAACCTATGTCGATTTATGTTCTAAGGCTGCAACCCGCGGTTCCAAGAAACAGGCTAAATCGGTCTTTGGTTATGTCGAGGGACACCATATTGTTCCCCGTTCATATAACGAAGAACTACAGTCCGAAACAAACAATATAGTGTACATGACCGCTAGAGAACATTTTATAGCACATAAATTGTTAATTAGAATTAGCAGCGGTGTTTATGTTCATAAAGCTAAATTAGCTATAACTATGTTCATGCAAAATAGTAATAGTAAACTTCAGCGTCGAGTTCTATCATCTAGAGATTTTGAATACATCAGGAAAATGGCTAGTGAGGCAATTACTGGCAAACCGTCACCAAATTTAGGTAAATCATGTTATACTAATGGGGATATTAACATTTTCATTGGCAAAGATGAAGAACCGCCTGAAGGGTTTTACAAAGGCAGTAAAAATAAGTCTTACGTGACTTACACAAACGGAATTGAAAATTGTACATTACCACTCAATGAAGAACCTCCAGAAGGCTTCTATAGAGGTACCAAAACTAAGTTCTACGTGACTTACACAAACGGAATTGAAAACCGCAAGTTACCACCTAATGAAAAACCGCCTGAAGGCTTCTATAGAGGTAGTATACTTAAGTCCTACGTGATATATACAAATGGAATTCAAGATCGTAGATTACCACCTAATGAAAAACCGCCTGAAGGATTTCGCGAAGGAAGTTGTACAAAAGGAAACCCTGGACCACATACTGATGAAGCAAGATTGAAAATCGGTAAAAGTAATTCCGGAAAAATATGTATTACAAATGGTGTAAAAGACAAAAAAATAAACCCTAATGAAGATATCCCTGATGGCTGGTATCGGGGTAGAACATTTGGTTATACATATCATCAAAAACCTATTAACGATTTTCTAGAATATAATGGGTTTAAATCATTAGATGAATTTAAGGGTGTATTAACCGAATGTGTTTCTTCTGGAATGACTTTTTCTCAATTGAATGAAAGATTCCCGAAGACTAAACAACACCCTGTAATTGGAACATTTTTAAAAATGTTCAATCTTACTGATAAAGTGAAACGAACACATGTACGTATGTCTGACCATCCTTAATTTCAGTTGACTTTTTTGGTGCCTTTTCCGATGGTACATGATCACTCATTCTGGTAGCACACATTTTCCTGACAGTACCGTCAGCCTTGGTGAATTCAATATCATATACTGACTCACCAAGTAGTCTGGCGAATTCCTTCACATCAATCATTTCAGTTCCTCTAGACTGTTAGCCTCAGTTTTGTCCC